TGGGATGTATTGACATATAAAGCAATACTAGATAATGGACAGCCCCTTTGGCCTTCTCGCTGGCCAATAGGTAAACTTGAAGCACGTAAACAATTTTACATAGATAGCGGTACTCCTGCAAAGTTTTATCAGGAGTATATGAACCAAGCAAAGTCTCCAGAAGACCAAATATTTACAGAGGAGGATATAAATGAAGGGTTTTACAGAGGTAGGGCGAAATTTGATAATAGTTGTGATTCATGGTATATCTCGTTTGATGACGGCAGTAAAGAATATATCAATATTTACATCGGTGTCGACCCCGCTTCGACACTTGGTTTACGGAACGATTTTAGTGTCATTATGGTTATTGGCATTACTGCCGAACATGATTATTACATTATTGACTATTGGAGAGAAAAAGTTCTCCCAATGGACTGCGCAGATAAAATCTTCGAGATTGTGGAAAAGTATAGACCCATACGAAGAATAAATATAGAAACAATAGCTTACCAAGAAATGCTTAGAGACTATGTACA